CTCAGCTTGTGCGTGCAGACATGTGGACCGGGGCGCCGCTGATGCCCACTCGTGCAAACGAGTTGGTTGCGTCAGCATTGGTTGATAAGTATCTTGCGGCATACAAGGAAGAGAGTGTGCGCAAAGTCGACCGTGCCCGGATGAAGCCGCGCATTATAGCGCGTGTGTTTATTCCCTCTGTTGAGGAAGTCCAATACCGTCATATGAAGGAAATCATTGCAAATACTCACGTGGATGCAGTACACCGGGGGGTTATGCCCGCGGTGGGACGCTCTGTGGCTGTTGCAAGTGTGATCGAAACGTATCGATGGGTGCGTTCCGTGGTGGTCCCCGTAGAGTTGGAGGGGCCTCCGGAATCCAATATGTAGGGATGCCTGGAGCGTGTACGGGGGTTGGATGTGGCGGTGCCCATGTTTGTCAGTGAAGATAGGGAGTTCGTAAATCGGCGACATCCCTGGTTTGATCTGAAAGGCGGGGTCCCGCTTGCAACCAACCGGTTGCCCCTGTATTATACACACGCTGTCAGGAAATTGCGACTAAATCCTGTTACTAGGAGTAGCTTTCGGTTGGGGGGGCTCTCCGGGAACACTTATTCTTTCCCCAACCAAACCACTGCCAATTTACTTGCCGCTTTAGTTACGCGGGTGTATTGTGTGAAGGACGCTGAAGGTAACTTACGAAAGTGTCCATTACCTACACCTGGTGTGTTTGACCAACTTTGGAATACGGTTGGCCAACACCTGGCCTTTATGGTGGGTACGATCGCCCCGATCTCGTACGAGCAATTCGTCGATTGTTATTCGGGCCGTCGGAGAACCATTTATGACCAAGCAGTGCAATCCCTGAAACTTCGCCCTCTCACCAAGGGTGATGCGCGTATACGCGCTTTTGTTAAAGTGGAACGCATGTTAAGCGGCAAAGATCCACGCATTATACAACCAAGACATCCTAGATATAATGCGTGTGTCGGGCGGTGGCTTAAGCCTATGGAGAAGCACGTCTTCAAGGCACTCAACCGTTTGTGGGGTGGCATCACCGTTATGAAG